CTAATGCAGGAACGTCTTATTTTTATAATCCCCCAGTTTCTATAGGATCGACAAATGCTAATCCTGATGCTAATCTTTATCCATTATTGAATAATCCAATAAAAACTTTACCAAGAAAAGTAATTTTTAATATTAGTGGAAGTACTACAATAGGAAATGTTCTTAAAAGAGGAACAAAAGTTATAGAAGGTGGAACTTTTGGGTATGTAGAAAATCTTGGTGGTCCTATAGGAGTTGCAACAGTAACTAATGTTGGAATTGGATATTCTGATGGAACTTTTGCAAATGTGCCACTGTATAGTATTACTGGGTTTGGTAAAGGTGCGATAGCAAATGTCATAGTTTCTTCAAATAAAATAAGTTCTGTTTCCATAGCAAATACCGGAACAGGATATAAAGAAGGAGACTTATTAGGAATAACCACTAGTAACATGACAAGAGGTAGAGGAGCTACTATAACAGTTTCTTCCATAAGTGGAGTTGACACAATAATGTTAACAGATGTGATTGGTGAAGACTTTACTACAGGAAATACTTTATCATATTATAATGGTCAAACTATAGTTTCTATGGCAGGCACAACAGTTACTGTGAATTCTGTTCCATTAAGTGAACTTTATTCTGGTAATGTTTTTGAAGTTTCACATTATAATCATGGTATGCATTCTAATGGAAATAAATTAACAATTAGTGGAGTAAGACCTAATACACCAGGAATTCAATTAACTTCAAATATTGTTTCTTCAAACACAACAATCTCAATTGCAGATACTTCTAATTTTACAACATTTGAAGGATCTGCAGTTGGTGGTGGAAATGTAGGATATGTAATTGTTAATAATGAAATTATATCGTATGATCAAGTTAATATTGGAAGTTTAAGTATAGTAAGTAGGGGAATAAATCAATCAGTAATTAGAAATCATAATGTTAATGATTTGGTTTACAAATATGAACTGAACGGAGTTTCACTAACTAGAATTAACACTTCGCACGATATGCCATCTGAAGAGAGTCTTAGATTATCTAGAGGTATTGATAGTTATCATTTAAAATTTAATAGAACCTCCAAAAATTCAGGTGATAATATGCTTAATTTTATTACTGAAAATAATTTAGGAGGAAATAATTGTAGGGCATCTCAAAATATACAATTCAATCAAATTATTCCACAATTTAATGTTATCTGCCCAGAAAAAACTTCTATTTCTTCATCAATAAGAACGGTTTCTGGAACTAGTTCTGGTGGAAATGAAATATCTTTCTTAGATCAAGGATTTGAGACTGTTTCATTAAATAACCCTAATAATTTTTCATCAACAAGATTATTATGTTCAAGAGTTAATGAAATTAATTACCTTTCATCTTTACCAAGAAGTCGTTCATTAACTTTGGGAATTAGAATGGAAACTCATAATGAAAATGTTTCTCCCGTTATTGATTTAACAGAATCTGCTACCTTTATTTTAAATAGAAATAGGATAAACAATCCTGTTTTAGATTATTTGAAAGATTCTAGAACAAACTCTTTAATAGATGATCCACATTCTTCAGTTTACATATCAAAACAAATAAATTTCTCAAAACCAGCATCATCAATTAAGGTTTACTTAACATGTAATAGACCTTCTTCTAGTGATTTTAGGGTTCTTTATAAATTATTTAAATCAGATTCAAGTGAGGTTAATCAATCATTTGAACTATTTCCTGGATATTCTAATTTGAAAGATTCTGATGGAGATGGTATAGGTGACACGGTGATAGATAAATATCTAAATGATGGAACTTCAGATATTTTTGTAAGTTCGAATATTGAAGGTGAATATTCCGAATACCAGTACACTGCAGACGATTTAGAACAATTTAATGGATTTATAATAAAAATAGTTATGAATGGAACTAATGAAGCTCAGAGTATAAAAATAAAAGATTTAAGAGTTATTGCTTTAGTATGATTCCTATTGAAGGTCACAATAATTTATTTAGAGATGAGTCCACTGGAGCACTGGTCAATTTAGATACATCGGAATATAATCAGTATATTAAAATAAAGTCTGATAGGAAAAAACAAAAAGAAGAAATCGAAAATATTAAAAAAGATATTGAAGAAATTAAATTATTCTTAAAGGAGATTATTAATGGATCCAGATAAAATTACTCTTAGTAATCTTAGTAAGAGTTTTGAATATTTTAAATTATCTAAGGAAATTGATTCTTTAGATAATATTGAAAGTATTAAAAATATTGCTAAAGCATACTGTAAACTATATTTAAAGCAGCAAGAAGTTTTACAAGATTTCTCTTCTTTACCCCAATCATTTACTGGACTCTAAGGAATATAAATATATTTTAGATCCTGTATTTTAGTAAATAGAAACCAAAATGGTTCTTTTGACAGTAAACACTACGCACGAAGACTCTAATGCCTGACATTAAAGTAAGGGTAGGCCAACAAAATGCGGTTAAAGTTGTCTCAACAATTGCCGGAAGTCAATCTTTGGGAATTTCGGGTCTAATTGATGTTGATGTATCTGGTGGTTTAGCAGACGGAATGGTTCTCGTATATAACGATTCGACAAATAAATGGGTAGCAACTCTAGACTTGACACCAGGAAGCACACAAAACTTAGACATAAATGGAGGTAACTTTTAATGGCTAGTATTATTAGAGTTAAAAGATCTACAGGAACTTTAGCACCACCATCTCTTCAATTTGGAGAATTAGGTTTAACAGTTGGAGTAGGAACTTACGCAAATAGAGGAGGGAGACTCTTTGCAGGTGATAACGCTTCAAATTCTCAAATAGTAGGTGGAAGATATTATACCGATTTATTAAGTATTGAGCCAGGTAAAGTTGCAGGGCAAGATAATCCAACTACAGTATCTAATGGATTTGTTCCCATACTATTAACAGAACTTTCAGGAAATCCTGGAGGAACAGGTAATATTACCAGATTACCTAGAGTTGATCAATGGTCTGTTGACAACATTACTCTTGATGGAAATACAATATATTCAAATGATACTAATGGTGATATAAAATTTGTCACAAATGGTAGTGGTGAAGTAAATATTGATGATGATACTTTTTTAAGTTTTGGTGTCGACAAAGACTCAAAAATTGAATATGACGAAAATGGTACAGATAAAATCCAGGTAACTGGTGCAGATTGGAATTTTGCCGATGGTGTTGCAATAAAAATTAGTGATACAACATCTTCAACAGATACTACAACTGGTGCATTGGTTGTTAGTGGTGGTGTTGGGATAGGTGGAAGTTTAAATATTGGCGGAAGTGTTAGTATAGGAACGCAAGATGCTCTTGCAAACTTTACAGTATCTGGTGATTTAACAGTACAAGGTGGAAATGTTGGTCTAGCATATACTCCAACAACTATTGATATTAAAGATAATGTTGATGGTTCTTTATCTATTAAAGAAGGAACTAATGAATATTTAAAGATAACAACGACAGACAACCAAGAAAAAGTAAGTATTGGTACTGCGATTGCTTCAGTTGACATTGAGGTAGAAGACAATGTTGCAGATGCATTTGTTATAAGACAATCTTCCAATAAGTATATTCAAATTGATACTTTAAACTCTAGTGAATTACTTACGATAAGTACAGCTAATGTTGATATTGATAGGAATCTCAATATTGATGGAAGAAATTTAACTACTAATGAAAATACTTTTAATATTATAAACACAAATGCAACAACTGTCAGTGCATTTGGTCAAGCATCTATCCTTGGTATTGGATCAACTGCTGCAGTCTTAACCCTAAGACCTTCTACAGTTGTTGGAACTAATGCCACGCAGACTCTTTATAATAGAGTAGCAACAACTGTCAGTGCTTTTGGTGAAGCAACTACGATTGGTATTGGTTCAACCGCCGCTGTCTTAACTTTAAGACCTTCAACAGTCGCAGGAACCAATGCTACTCAAACACTTTATAATACAGTAGCAACAACTGTAAGTGCCTTTGGTGAAGCAACTACTTTAGCAATAGGTGCAACTGCTTCTATTTTAACCTTAAGACCTTCCACGGTTGTTGGAACTAATGCCACTCAGAACCTTTATAATACAATAGCAACAACTGTTAATGCTTTTGGTGCTGCTACAAATCTGGTTGTTGGTGCGACTACTGGCGTTGCCACAATTAGAAATGCAACTGTTAGTATTCCAAATGCAACAACTTTAACCTTAGGAAGTTCAACTTCACCAACTACGGTATCTTTTGCAAGTGCAACAAATACTTCCTTTGTTTCAATTGCATCGACTGCAAATGCAACATCTACAACAACTGGTGCATTAAGAGTTGCCGGTGGTGTTGGTATCACATCAAATCTTTATGTTGGTGGAGAATTAAATGTTGCCGGAGTTAGTATTGGTGGAAATGGAGACATAACAGTTACTGGAGATCTCGTAGTTAATGGTAATTCAACTTTAGGAAATTCTTCTAATGATCTCACTGTTATTACTGGTATTGTAACTCATACTGGACCATTTAGAAATATTGGTGGAGTAACAATTGATAATGTTGGAATTAGTTCCAATATAATTTCAACCAAATCTGGTGGGGGAAATACTCTATACATAGATCCTTATCCAGATGGTCTAAGTAATGAAGGAACTGTTGTAATTAAAGGAGATCTCCAAGTTGATGGAACTACAACTACAGTAAATTCTAGCGTCGTAAGTGTAAATGATGCTATTATTTTACTCGGTGATGTAACTAGTGCAAGAACAGTTATGACTGCAGTTGGCACTGGAGTCTCAGCTATAGTATTAGATTCAATTGTTGGAATTAACACAGGAGATTTAATTTCTGGTAGCGCATCATTACCTGGTGCAGGTACAACAACAATTCATTCATATAATTCTGGTTTAAAAACAGTTTACATTAATGGTGTAACATCTGCTGGAATTGCAGTGACTACACAATTAACAATTACACATGCTTATGATACAAATACCGATAGAGGTGTTTCTTTTAATTACAATACGGGTACTGGAACTGCTAACACTAAACTTGGATTTTTTGGATTTAATGATAGTATTGGCGAAAATAGTTCGGCACCAGCTGGAGCATGGACTTATATTCCGGATGCAACTATTTCAAATAGTGTAGCATCTGGAATTAAGGGATATTTAGATATCAAAGGAATATATTACCAATCAGGAGATTTTTCTAATAATGGAATTGTTTACTTCGATGTAAATGGTTTACAAACTTCGACCGTTTCTCCTGGTTCTGGAATTAGCACATCAAACTATGTCTTGACAACCAATGCTTCAGGGACTCCAACTTGGACAGACACTTTAGACGGAGGAACTTTTTGATAAATGAATGCTCCGAATAGTGAAGTTGATATTAACATTTTAGTATCGATATACAATCAAAAACTTTCAACTCTTACGAATCAAAATATTTTATTGGAAGCAAAATTGCAAACATTAAAGCAGGATTATGAACAAGAAAAAAATTCTTTGCTACTTAAAATTACTGAATTGGAAACAGATAATCATTCTAAAAGAAAAAATCTGAAAACAGTAGACAATCAGGAGTTCGGTTAATGGCAAAACCTAACAGTAGACAAGAGTTAATAGAGTATTGTCTAAGGCGCCTAGGAGCTCCTGTATTGGAGATTAACGTAGATGATGACCAATTAGATGATTTGGTTGATGATGCCTTACAGTACTTCCAAGAAAGACATTTTGATGGTGTTGAGAGAATGTACTTAAAGTACAAAATTACTCAAGATGATATAGACAGAGGAAAGGCAAAAAATACAAATCAAGTTGGTATTGTAACCACGACAGCTTCTTCTAATATTTCTGGATATGGTAATAAAACATTTAATTTTTACGAATCTTCGAATTACATACAAGTACCAGACTCTGTAATTGGTATAGAAAAAATATTTAAATTTGATACTAGCTCTATTTCTGGAGGTATGTTTAGTATTAAATATCAATTATTTTTAAATGATCTTTATTATTTTAATTCGGTTGAGTTGTTACAATACTCGATGGTAAAAAGTTACTTAGAAGATATTGATTTTTTACTAACAACAGATAAGCAAATTAGATTTAATAAAAGACAAAATAGATTGTATTTAGATATTGATTGGGGGGCACACTCAGCAGATAGTTATTTTGTTATAGATTGTTACAGGGCTTTAGATCCTAATGATTTTTCTAAAGTTTATAATGATAGTTTTTTAAAAAAATATTTAACATCACTAATCAAACGCCAGTGGGGGCAAAATTTAATTAAATTCAGGGGAGTTAAATTACCTGGAGGCATAGAATTAAATGGTAGGGAAATTTATGATGATGCCGAAAAAGAAATTGAACAATTGAAAGATAGAATGATGCTAGAACATGAATTACCACCTTTAGATTTTATTGGATAATGTCATTAAATCCCTTTTTCCTAAATGGAACTCAATCAGAACAAAGATTAGTTCAACAACTAATAAATGAACAACTTAGAATGTATGGAATAGACGTAACATATATTCCAAGAAAGTATGTTAGAAAAGATACTATATTAAATGAAGTCCAATCTTCAAAATTTGATGACTTTTATACAATAGAGGCATATGTTAATACTTATGAGGGATATTCTGGACAAGGAGATATATTAACAAAATTTGGAATGTCTTTAAGAGATGAATTAACAATAACAATTTCCAGAGAAAGATTTGAAGAATTTATAGCACCTTTCTTAGCAACTGATGAAGACAAAGAAATGTCTTCCATTCTCAGACCAAGAGAAGGTGATTTAGTATATTTTCCTTTAGGAGATCGTCTTTTTGAAGTTAAATTTGTTGAACATGAAGAGCCTTTTTACCAATTAGGTAAAAATTATGTCTACGTATTAAAATGTGAATTATTTGAGTATGAGGATGAACTTATCGATACATCAATTTCAGAAATAGATACTAATATTAGAGAAAGTGAATATATTGCTTCATTAAAGCTAATTGGTGTTGGGCATACTGCAATTGTTATACCTTCTATTGGAACAGGGTATATTAGAAAAATTTATCTAAACAATGACGGGCATGGTTATACAAGTCCACCAACAATCACTATATCTAGCCCAATTGGTTATGGAGTTACCGCAACAGCAGTCGCAATTACAACCACTGTTAATAACGTAACATCTATTAAAGAAATTTTATTAACTAACGCTGGATCTGGATATACATCAGTACCATCTATTTTTATTACGGGTGGTGGTGGAACTGGAGCAGCTGCAACATGTTCAATAGAAACTTCTCAAAATGGTGTAGTTAGTTTTATAATCGATGATCCTGGATCGGGATATTCTTCACCACCATTGTTATCATTTTCTGGTGGAATATCTGGAGTTGGTTCAACAGCTTCGGCAGTTTCTCAAGTTTCTTTAGTTCAGTCAACGCCCGCAGGATTCTTAGGAAAACAAGTTACTTTTGTTGGTCTGCGAGATCCTGGTGTTGGGTATAATGAAATACCAGTTATAACTGTTTCAGCACCATCCATAGTAACAGGAATTGGAACTTTCTTATTTAATGAAGAAGTTGTTGGTTCAACTTCTGGAGCAAGAGCGAGAGTAAAATCTTGGGATGCAAATAATAAAACAATAAAATTATCAATAAGTGATGGTGAATTTATTGAAGGAGAAATAATCATAGGAACTGCATCTTCAGCCAGATATTCTGTTTATCAATATGATGATAAAAATTCATATGATAAATATAGTCAAAATGACGAGATTGAAGAAGAAGCGGATCTCGTTTTAGATTTTTCACAATCAAATCCATTTGGTAATTATTAATGTTAGGAACGTACTTTTATCATCAAATTATAAGAAAAACAGTCGTTTCTTTTGGAACACTATTTAATCAAATTTATATTAAACATAAAGATGATAATTCTGATGTTATAAGTCAAATGAGAGTTCCTTTGGCTTATGGTCCAAGGCAAAAGTTTTTAGCAAGATTAACTGAACAACCACAACTTAATCAAAAGGTTCAAATTACATTACCAAGAATGTCTTTTGAAATGAATAGTATTCAGTATGATTCTTCAAGGAAAACTTCGATAACTCAAACATTTAAAGCAATAGATAACAATAATACGGTTAAAAAAGTTTATATGCCTGTTCCCTATAACATAGGGTTTGAATTAAATATTTTAACAAAATTAAATGATGATGCTTTGCAGATTATAGAACAAATTTTGCCATATTTCCAACCATCTTTTAATATTA